CACAAGGTCCAGACCGCGGCCGACATCATCGACGGAACCGACGATACCGTGACCTTCGCTGCCATCGGCGACACGGCGACCTTCACGGCCGTGGGTCAAAAGTGGATGGTTGCTCTCGGCGGACCCACGCCGGCGGCGCTGACCGAGGTCTAAGCAATCCCTTGCGGCGCGGGCCAGGTGCTCGCGCCGCGAGATGAACAGCAAGCCAAGGTTTGACCCCGCCACGGCGGGCAGATCCGCCACGGCGGACAGGAGGAACACTCAATGGGTGGCTATGTAGGCCTCATGCCGGCGGGCGCACTGAATACGGCGCTCTCTATCTACGCGAAGGAATTCGCGGACGACGACGTTCCCCTCTACGGCGACTTGATTTTTCCCAAGGTGCCGGTGGACCGCCAGAGCTATCAATACGCGATTTGGGATCGCGCCAACCTGCGCATTCCCGGATCGACGCTGCGGGCTCCCGGCGACAGCGCCACCGCGATCCGCCGCTCTTTCTCGACCGACACCTATTTCTGCCGGTCGCACGCCCTGGAAACGGGCGTCCCGTTCGAGAGCGAGGCGTATGCCCTCGGCCTCGGCTTCTCGGAAAGGCAGCACGCAACCGCCGACCTGATGGGCCGTCTTCGGCGGGCGCGCGAACTGGAGATCGCCACCATGGCGCTCTCGACCGCGAACTTCCCCAACGGCGTGACGGTGAGCAATACCGCCGCCAATATGTGGGACTCGTACATCACCAACCCGTCCTACGCCACGGCCGCCACGGTCACGTCTCATCCCATTGTGGCGATGTCGGCGTTCAAAGCCGTCCTGCGGCAGGCATCCATACAGGATAGCCAGATGGTGCTGATCTTGAGTGATCCGGTAGCGCAAACTCTGGAGAACCATCCGGACCTGGTGGAGCGCTTCAAATACACCAACCCCAACGGCAACATCTCGCTCGATCAGATGGCCAACGCCTTCGGGCTCAAACCCGGCAACGTGGTGAGGGCCAGCGCGAGCACCCTCAGCCAGAACAACATCCAATCCTGGATATGGGGCGCCGGCGCGTTCCTCGGGTTCAGCAAGGCCAACCCGGACCGAAACGATGTGAGCTGCGGCAAGACGTTCGTCTGGGCGGGCGGCAAGGGACCGGGCGCCGGCGACGCGGGCAGCGGGATGCCGGGGCCTCCGGGCACCATCGACGGCTACGGGGTACTGGAATGGCTAGACGCACATCTCTCGAAGAAGACCTACATGCAGTCCGCCGATTGGTATTACGGACTGAAGGTCACTGCCCAGGAAACGGGTATTCCGATTCTGGGCGCGGTCAACCTGTCGAACTTCCCCATGGTCACCGTTCCGGGCGCCATTGAGGGCTAACCAACGAAGTTGCGAACCAGGCAGGGGCGCGCGCTCGTAGGCGCGCCCTTTTTCACAGATTCACGCGAGGAGAATAGTATGGCGGCTTCAAATCAAAAAGAGCAAAAGACCGGCTCCTATCGGCTGCTGGAGAACCTGCTGCTGGGTAATCGCTACCGCGCCAAGGGCACGGTGATCAATCTCGATGTCGAAGAGGCCGCTCCCCTGCTCAAGAACAAAGCGATCGTTCGGTTTGTCGCGCCGGCCAAGTAGCCGGTCGCATCGCGGAATCGTGATTCTGCGATATATGACTCTGGAGTAACAATGGCGTATGCAGCCCAATCTGATCTGACGCCACTCCGCCTCACCGAGGCGGAGCTGGCGCAGCTCACCTGCGACGATGGCAGCAGCATCGTCAACGCGGCCACGGTGGCGGCGGCGCTGGAAGAGGCGTCGGGCAAGGTGGACAGCTACTGCCGCGCCCGCTACCGGACGCCATTACAAGGCGACGACGATGTGAAAGGCTTGACCCTCGACATCGCGCTCTGGCTGCTCTTCCGCCGCCGGCGCAACGCCAAGAACGGCGAGATCATCCGCCAGGGCTTCGAGGACGCGATCAAGTTTCTCCAGGCGGTCGCGGCCGGTACCGCGTCACTCGATCAGCCGGTGGGCGACACGCCACAGACTTCACTCTCCGGGCCGACCATCAGTGAGCGCGACCGGCATCTGCGCTTCCGCGACAGCGAGATCGAGGGGTACGTCTGATGGCCTCCGTCGTGGTCAGAGCCGATGCCTCGGGCGTAACGGTCTCGCTGCGCAAGTTCGCGCTGAGTTTGGGAGCCAAAGACCAGTTGCTCCGCAACATTGGCCTGGGGCAGTTGGAGTCCGTGCGCCAGACCTTTGCCGAGCAGGGATCGCCGTCCGGCTCCTGGGCGCCGCTGAGCCTGGTCAGCCTGCAATGGCGCAAGTACAAGAACGGCGGCGAAGGGCATCGGCTGCTGATCGATAAGGGCCTGCTGCTCAACTCCATCACCCTTGCTGCTGAGGGCAACTCTGTGGTGATCGGGACAGCCTTGAAATATGCGGGCGTCCATCAGTGCGGATTTGACGGGGCGCAGAATGTGCGGCCTTACAGCTATACGCGGCGGCAGAAGAGCCGCGACGCTTCCGGCAAATTCGAGATCGTCAACAAGCTCGGCCGCAAACAGACAGTCACGCGCAAGACGGTGAGCGGCATCGCCACCGTCAACGTCCGCGGCTTCTCGCGCCATATTCACATCCCGGCCAGGCCGTTCCTGGTGTTCCGGCCGGAAGATCCGGCGCGCATCCATGAAGAGACGGAACTCTTCGTGAAGCAAGCCGCCGCGGCCAGCGGACTGGAGATGGTCTGATGCCGGGGTCGATGGTATTGCCGGGCGATGTGGAGCAGGCGCTGCTGGCGGCGTTGACCGCCAACCTGACTGACATCAACGTCGGAGCGATTGGCTCGGCGGATATCGGCGACGATGACGAGCTGGTGCTCCAGATGCCTTGCGCGCGGCAACGCTACGCGGGATCAGGGTATAAGAACGAGGGTGACAATCAGTGGCTCACCTACGACGTGAGTCACATCTTCGAGATATGGTGCGCGGCCGAGGACTTGACCAGCAAGGAAGCGCAGCGCACGGCGACGCTGAACATTGTTGGCCTGGTGTTGCCGCTGGTGGCTGGTGCGCGGCTGGCGCTGCCGGATGGCTCGACAACCGAGCCGGTGGCGCTCAAATCGATCGGCAAACTGCCGGACGACATCATAGGCCAGATCTTCATCGTGACCGTCGAGGTCTGCGCGATAGCGCAGTTCCCAGGCATCCTGGCCAGCGGAAACGAGGATGAGTGATGGCGAAGAAGAAGACTGAATCCGCGACAGCCAGGCCCCGGCCCGATTTCATCGTGGTCCGCCTCAGCCCCGCCGGCGTGCGGATGGCAGGCGACGCGGGCACGGTGGGGTGGGCCAACGGCCGCAGGCATTTCCACTTTGTGGCCGGCGAGCCGCAGGAGGTGGAGCGCAGCTACGACTGGTACCACCTGCTGCGGCACGAGACCTTTCAAGGCGAGCCGATGTTTGAGGAGATGCCGGAAGACGCCGAACAAATTGACGCCGCGACCGAGGCTGCGGCGGACGAAGCGACAAAGGATGGTGAGTGATGCCTGGACCTGTCAATTTTGAGTACCAGAAGATTACGGCACGGAACCTGGTGCTGAGCCCCAACAAGCAGGCGGCCTACGGTACCGCCGTTCTCGGCGCGGATATGACGCGGCGGCAGCGGTTCGATGGCTCAGCTGTTGCCGAGCTGAAGCAGACCAGCTATAGCGACAAGGCCATGGCCGGCAAGGGTACCGAGTTCGCCACCCAGGGCTTGATCACCGGCTGGGATTCGAGCTTCAGCCTCAAGGCCGATCTCGACGACTGGCTGGCAGGATGGCTGCTGGCCTTCGCTATGGGCAAGGACGTCGTCACCGGCCTGGGGCCGTATCTCCACACCTTCAGCTTCGACGAAACCACCGTGCAGGCGCCCGCGGCGAGCATCTATCTGCAAGACACCTCGGCCGTGCTGTGGACCTTGATCGACATGGGCTTGGCGGACTTGACCATCACCTTCGCCGAGCGCGGACCTATCAAGGTCGAGGTCAGTTTCATTGGCACCGGCCGGTGGACGGATGGCGCGATCGCCTCGCTGCCCGCATTGACCACCTCCGCCTATCTGTTGAACTCCGACGTGGTCTTCTCGATCGGGACCAACGGCGCGACGGTGGCGAAGATTGGCCGCTTCCTTTTGGGCAGCATCAAGATCTCGACCGGCGTCAAGAATCATCTGGCGCCTGGCTTGGGACTTTACGGTGCCTTCCCGCTGACCGGCCTGCGCAAGGTGAGCTTCAGCGCCACCATCGCGGCCAGCAGCGCGGAAGACATGCGGCCCATCTTCAACACCAACGAACTCCAGGAAGCCAACTTCACCGCCACGAGCGGAACGTCGATCCTCACCCTCGACTTCCCGAACTGCAACCTGAAGACCACCAAGCTGGGCGCCAGCGGCAACAACGTGATCTGGCAGATCGAGGCCGACGAAACCACCATCTTCAACCAGGGCGGCGTGGGCATGTTGAACGCCACCGTGACCAACAGCCAGGCGACCGCGTACCTGATCGGCGCCTAAAGCAGTTTCCTTCACCCGGAGCGCGGATTGTACCGGGCGCGCTCCGGGCCTTTTTCTCCGCACGAGCCTGCGCGTTCTACGGCGCGGGCTGAGGCCAAGCAAACTACGCGGGCCTCGGGCACGGCAGGGTCCTCCACCCTGAAGAGCAGTGATCAGTGGTCAGCGATCAGTGGTCACTAAAAACAAAACCCACCACAAAGGAGGACTCATGTCCACACCAGCTTTTATCGATCTCGCACAGCCTCGGGTTATCGTGATCCGGCAGGGCGCGCGCACGCTGCGGTTCAAAGTCATGCCCATCGCCGAGGCGCGGTGGTTCAAGTATTTCGATGGCATCGTCTCTACCGCCGAGCGCGATGGCAAGCAGATTGTGCAGCGCGTCGACGCACAGTCCGCGGCACTGGAACTTGCCGACGCGGTGATTGTGGAAGGCGAAAGCAAAACCCTGGCGCACCGGCTGGCGGTGGCCAATGTGCTTACGTCGGCCTATGCGGTGGACGTGGAAGAGCCGGAAGCCGACGCGGCCGGCGTGGAAGCGATCCGGCTCCACGCCATCTGGTCCGCGGGCGACGGCGACGCGATGCGCCGGTACAAGAACCTGATCCACTTCTTCGATTCGCCCACGGCTGAGCAGTATCGCCGCTACCGCCGCGACGATAGCCGGTCGCAGATCGTGAACGGCTCCCGGAAGGGCACGACAATCTACCACGGCGCGCAGCGCACGCTGGCCGTCCTCTACGACGAGCTGATCCGTTCCGTGGCGGGTTACGCGGAGAACGGCATCGCCCTGGAGGGTCGCGACCAGATTGCGCGCCGCATGGACGCTTACCACAAGGTGGCCGCGATGGCCCAGGTCTTTGCTCCATCCGCGGTCGAAATCGAGGATGAGGTTGACGAGGACGATCAGTAGATGGCAATCAACGTCACGCGCGACGCGGAAGGTCTGCGGCAGGCAATCGTCGAGCAGTTGGAGCGCGGCTTCGCGGCTGCACGCACCTTTCGCGGCCGGGACGATCTGGACGAGGAGCAAGGAGCGCGGATGTTCGGTTCGCTCCCCGCGCTCACGCTCTCGCCGGGGTTCTATCGGAGAGCCGATTATCTGCTCTGGCTGGAACGCGCCAAGAAGGCTGGCCTGGTGGAGGAAGAGTTCAGCCTGGCCGAGGCAGAAGGATTGATGGCCGTGGCCGAGGCTCGAGCCCAGTTCGAGCGCAACCATCCGCCCTGCGGCGCCTGCGGCGCGTTGCAGGATTCGCCGTTCGCGGGGAGCTGCCACAAGTGCGGTACCGAGTTTATGAAGAGGAGCGCGTAAATGGGTCAAGTAGTCCAGATCACCATCAACGTCACGGATGGCAACGCCGCCGAGGCTGTGCAGCAGGTGGTGGCGCAGCTTGAGGCGCTGGGCCCGGCCGCGCAAGTGGCCGGCGCGGAGGCCGGCAAAGGACTCGACAAGGTGGGCGATCACGCCCTGAGCGCGCGGGAAAATGTGCGGCTACTCAACGAGGATCTCGGGCTGCGGATTCCGCGTGCCATGCAGGCGGTGATTGCGAACAGCCAGATGCTCTCGAGCGCCATCGGGATGATTGGGCCGGCGCTGATCGCCGGCGGCGCCGTGGACATCTTCGCGCACATGGCGGAGGGCGCTTACAACCTCTACAACAAATACCTCAGCGTCGGTGCCGCGCAAGACGAGTTCCTGAAAAAGCTGCAAGAAACCAAAGACAAGGACTTCATCGACGTTCACTCGATCGAGACCGCGCGCCTGCGCATCGACGAGGCCACCGCTGCGATGAATGGCTTTCAGGGCGCGGCGCGGGATGTCTCGCGTAGCGGTTGGGTGGACATCTTCAGCGGCAACCTTGGCATCGGCATCGGCGAGCTGCTCTCCGCGCGGCAAATGGCGGGGGCCGGGACCAAGGCGGCCGGGCAGGCACAGGAACTCAACCCAGAGGAGCAAAACCTGCTGCACCAGCAAAACATGGCCCAGCTTGAATCGCAGCACGCCGGCGACAGCGAGTTGAAGGGCCAGTCGAAGATCACGGCCGAGCTGCAAAAACAGCTCGACATCAACAAGGAGAAGCAGCGGTATACGGGAATCGAGGACCGGGAAAAAGGGAATCCGGGCGCCCGCGACTCCGGATCTGGGCTGCGCGCGGCGGAAGACGCGGCGGCCCACGCGAAGGCGGCGGCGGAAGAGTTGGCGCTGCATCGCGAAGAGACCAATCAGATTATCCAGATGCAGAACGAGGCCACCAACGCGGGGCTTGAGGGCAACGCGCTGCGCGCGGCGCAGGAGCTGCAAGCCATCGACGCCATCACGCGCAAATTCCAGGAAGGCGAAATCGGCAAACAAACCGCCGCGGCGGAGACGGCCGCGACACAGCAGAAATTTGCCG